ACTTAGTGGACCAGATTCTAATGACAACAACAAATAAACTTAACCTATCTTGGAATGAAATAGTTTTCCTAGTTAATGATTTAGCTAGGCAGATTATCTTATCAAATTGGAAACCCGACTACATTGTAGGACTGACCCGTGGTGGTATTCTTCCAGCCGTCATGCTTAGTCATTATTTTAACCTACCCTGTGAAACCCTAACGATCAGCTTTAGAGATGGTAATAACTGTGAAAGCAATCTTTGGATGGCCGAAGATGCCTACAATGAAAAAAACATCTTGATAGTTGATGACATCAATGACTCGGGTAACACTATTAATTGGATCAAACAAGATTGGCCTAGCGGCTGTTTTCCTGATGATGAGCGTTGGTTGAAAATTTGGGAGAACAATGTTAAATTTGCAGTTTTAGTCGACAACTCTGCTAGCAAAGCGTACAGTAACTTCTGCGGCATGACCGTTAATAAGGCCGAAAACGATGTATGGATTGATTTTCCCTGGGAATCATTTTGGAAACGATAATATGACTTATGTTGTGACAGAATCTTGCATCAAATGCAAACACACAGACTGCGTTGAAGTATGCCCAGTTGACTGTTTTTATGAAGGTCCTAATATGCTGGTCATCAATCCCGACGAATGCATTGACTGCGGTGTATGTGTACCCGAGTGTCCTGTGGAAGCAATCGTGGCCGATAATGATATTGCTGAAGATCAAACGCCCTTTATTGAAATTAACAAACGACTAAGCCAATCTGGATGGCCTATTATTACCAAGCGCAAAGAGGCATTACCTAGTGCAGAAGAATTCAAAGATATCAAAAACAAAAGGCATCTCTTAGAGGAATGATAGATTTTGCCAGCCTTGTGAATCTCGTCGATTGTGCTAATCTAGCCAAGAAATATTCTGGCATAATAGCATTGCCGCTAGCATTGCCAAAGTTTGCCTGGGACAGAGAAGAAGATTTTTGGAGAGTCTGGAATTCAGACAATGTTAATGTTACAAGGCAACATATTGATCGCGGTGCCCAAGGAAGATCGACACCTCATACAGATCTAGTACAATGGGATGGTTTAGCATTGTATGAAGATCATACACTCCTAGATAAGGCTGCATGGCTTACCAAAGTCTCGCAAGAGTTAAAAGAAACCCAGCCACAATTTTTAAATTCAATCTTTGATCTTATGCCGTTTTCTCGCATAAGATCTGTTAGATTATGGAGCGCCAATAAAACAATACCGGCGCATTATGATGGCAATATGCCTGCGTTGCTTGATGGTAAATTACAGTTTCCTGCTGAAATAAGAATCATGCTACATGATGCTAATACTGTAGAAACTTTTTGGTGCTGTTCGGCTATTAAGTATCGTCCTAGTCCAGATACTGTTGTTCCTGCCAACGACCGTTATTATATTAAATTGCCAACCGACTCAAATACATTTGCATGGAACAATGAAGGATACTTACATGGTGCAGATTATTATCCTCCATATAGAAAAATTCTTGCAGTAATTAAAGGTTGGATTGATACCAAAAGACTAGAAAAGCTACTTGATCAAAGCATTGAAAAGTACCCGTTGCATATTCTTAAAGAGAGAAACTAAATGTCAAAAATTATTATCCAAGGTAAAGGAACTGTTGGCCTATCGACAGAAATGTTTCTCAGATACCATAGCAAGAACATTGAAGTTATGTTCAACGATCCTTTTAAGAATTGCTTCGTCGAATCAAAACATTGGCCAACTGCCAAATATGTCATTATTTGTGTCAATACCGAATTAGATGAGACTTTGACTCCGCCAGAGAATAGTGTGGCCCATGTACATAATGCCATTGACTTTGCCATTGAACGCGGCTTTCTAGGTCAATTTGTGGTTCGCAGTACTATAGGTGTTGAAAGCGCAGTGGCTTTGGTAGAAAGATTTGGCACTCAAATAATTATGTGGCCCGAGTATATTAGAGAAGCCTCATGGCAACTTGACAGCATCGCGCCTCGGATAGTTTTGCTAGGTGGTAATGCCAAAGACTTTGCTCGTTTGTTTGACAAAGAATACACTGGATCAGTTATTATCACCGAGCCCGTAGAAGCTATGGTTGCCAAACTTACTACCAATGCGTTTTTATCAACAAAGGTTGTCTTTGCCAATCAGATAAGACAACTATGCGAAAAATACAATCTTGAATATGATCTAGTGAGTCAACTCTTAGCCAAAGAAGGGCGACTTGGAGAAAGCCACTGGCAAAGTCCTGGTCCAGACGGACAAGCCGGATTTGGAGGCAAATGTTTTCCCAAAGATATGAAAACCTTTGAAACTGCATTGGTTAAAGCAGGCATTGCCAAAAATTTAGCTCAAGCAGTTTTAGATTTAAATAAGCAAATGCGACCATGAATTTCATTGACCATTGATTGAAATTTTGCTATAATACTAAAAGTGGTTCTTAACGGTAAACCAAATGCGAATCAAAGTAGTAAGCGACCTCCACCTCGAGTTTACGGACATTAACATCACTAACGATGAAAATTGTGATGTGTTGATCCTCAGTGGTGACATTATGGTTGCCCGAGATCTACACGACCATCCAGATGGATCAATGAATCCTTTGGTGCCTCTAGGCAGTCGTCAAAAAACTGCACTGCGATTCCGTGACTTTTTGAAGCGTTGTAGTGTTCAATTTCCGCATGTTGTTTATGTTGCTGGCAACCACGAATTCTATCACGGTAAGTGGATGCAAACATTAGATGTACTGGCCGATGAGTGCGCCAAGTTCCCCAATGTTTATTTCTTCGAGCGTGGTTACAAAAAGATTGATGATATAACTTTTGTTGGAGGTACTCTTTGGACCAACATGAACAAAGGCGATCCTTTAACATTGTATTCGGTTCGAGATATGATGCAGGATTTTAGATTCATTCGCAAAGAGTTTGAAGGTTACACTGCTCTTAAACCATATGACACTATTCTGCGTCATCAGCAAACGCTTGATTATATCAGAACTATTATTGCTGAAAAAAGTGGTGAAAAATTTGTAGTTGTTGGACACCATAGTCCTAGCTTTCAAAGTTGTCACGACAGCTATAAAAACGATAAACTTATGAATGGATGCTATCATAGTGAACTTAGTGAATTTATTCTCGATCACCCTCAGATCAAACTGTGGACCCATGGACACAGTCATCATTATTTTGATTATATGATTGGAGGTACTCGAATAGTTTGTAATCCGAGAGGTTATACCAATAACCATTATAAAGAAGAAACTGGTTGGGATCCAATGAAGGTAGTAGAAATATGAAACCCGTTAATATGATACAAAGGAGTTGAGAAATAAATGCGTATCGAAGACGAAGTTAAATTAGATTTTAAAGATGTACTAATTCGCCCCAAGCGAAGTACATTGGCCAGTCGTCGTGAGGTAGATCTTACACGAACCTACAAGTTCAAGCACAGCAAACGTGAATGGACTGGTATTCCCATCATGGCTGCAAATATGGATGGTGTTGGCACAATTGCTATGGCAGAGGCATTGAGTCGGCATAAACTGTTTACTTGTTTGGTCAAAGACTACACTGGCAACGACCTCATACCTTTGATCAATTTGTCAGATTTTTTTGCTGTTAGTACAGGCACCAGTGAAGCAGACTTCAAAAGATTAAGTATGATCATTGATGCTTATTCTGCACAGAAGTCCAACACAATTAAATTTATTTGTATTGATGTTGCCAATGGATATCAAGAACGCTTTGCTGATTATATAGCAGATGTTCGAAAAGCTTTCCCACATTGTACAATCATTGCCGGCAATGTGGTCACGGCTGACATGACCCAAGAACTTATTCTGCGAGGAGCAGACATTGTCAAAGTTGGGATTGGGCCAGGCGCAGTATGTACAACCAGGGTACAAACCGGGGTCGGCTACCCACAACTTAGTGCAATCATCGAATGCGCTGATGCAGCACATGGTCTAGGCGCTCACATCATTGCCGATGGTGGCTGTGTTTGCCCCGGTGATGTGGCCAAGGCATTTGGAGCAGGCGCAGATTTTGTCATGCTTGGATCAATGCTAGCAGGGCATGATGAAGGTGGTGGAGAAGTTATAACCCAAACTTTTAATACAGGTCGGGTGGATTTGGTAGGTAATAACTTTATAACAGAATCTAAAAAGTTTGTTGAATTTTACGGTATGAGTTCTGATACTGCCATGAAAAAACATCACGGCGGTGTTGCTGAGTATCGGAGCAGCGAAGGTAGAACCGTGAAGGTTCCTTACCGTGGCAATGTTGATGCCACTGTGCAGAATCTGCTGGGTGGCCTGCGTAGCACCTGCACCTATGTTGGTGCTCCTACGCTCAAGCAATTGCCCAAATGCACAACCTTTATTCGTGTGAGCCGACAGATCAATGATGTGTTTTTAAAATGAACAACATGACTCGCGAAGAAGAAATCCTAACGGTCTTACAAGAAGAATGCGCCGAAGTCAGCCAAATGGTCTGCAAGATTCATAGGTTTGGCATTGACCAAACACATCTAAAAGAAAGTAGATCTAACCGCGAACGTCTAACTGAAGAAATAGGGGATTTACAAGCCGCGATAGATCTGCTAAAATCACACAATATAGTCAACGAGCATGATGTAGAACTTGCAAAGAATCGCAAGTTTAAAAAATTAAAAAAGTGGTCCAAAATCTATGAATGATATGACCTAGTTTTAAACCCTGGGCATATAAATAGTGCAAAGGAGAAGCTATGCACTATTTGATGATTAAACGATGCATGAATACAGGGTTGATGTACTTGTGCAAGACGTCAGGGAAAAGCAAAGATCCATACATGTATAAAGGTTCTGGTGTAAGATGGCTGAACCATATTAAGAAGCACAAATCTTACATTGTAACTTGTGTTATAGGCAGATACGAATCTGCCGAAGATTTAAAGAAGTTTGGGTTATACTACTCTGACTTGTTTGACGTTGTTAAAAGCCCAAATTGGGCTAACTTGACAGAAGAAAAGGGTAATGGCGGTTTTATAGGAACCGGGCAACTTGGTAAAACTTGGAAAATTTCTGACACATCAAAGATGAAAGGCCCTAAAACTAAAACTGACGCCTGGTTTGCCGGTAAGAAAAAAACTACCGGCAAGAACAACTACCAATTTGTCGGGCAAATCAAAACACCATGGGGAATTTTCGACAGTAAAATGGCAGCAATGGCCAAGGCTGTTGAATTGAAGAAAGCTGGTGAAACTGAAGTGATAACTGATGGAAGTACTTTAAGAAAGTATTTGAATTATTTGGATACTATGTTACACTCAGAAGGAAGGCGCACGCCAAAAAACTGGCGAGGCAAAACCCCGCGTGATCTAGGATTTGATATACTAAAGGATTAATATGGAAAAGTTTAAAGTAAGTGAAATTTTCTACTCAGCACAAGGTGAAGGTAGATTTGTTGGTGTGCCTAGTGTGTTTTTCCGCACATTTGGCTGCAATTTCACTTGCGGCTCATTTGGTTTACCGCGAGGAGAAAAAACCACGGAGCCAGATG